TGAGGTGTACGGCAACGCTGAGGTGTACGGCGACGCTAGGGTGTACGGCAACGCTAGGGTGTACGGCGACGCTGAGGTGTACGGCAACGCTGAGGTGTACGGCGACGCTAGGGTGTACGGCAACGCTAGGGTGTACGGCGACGCTGAGGTGTACGGCAACGCTGAGGTGTACGGCGACGCTAGGGTGTACGGCAACGCTGAGGTGTACGGCGATGCTGACTATTTATTGATCGGTCGCATTGGTAGTAGATTTAGTTTTACGACATTTTTCAAAAATAAAGACAAAGGTATAACAGTGTCTTGTGGTTGTTTCTTAGGGACTATTGCCGAATTTAGAGCTAAGGTTACCGATACACATGGAAATAATAAGCATGCAAAAATATATAACCTTGCTGCAGATATGGCAGAACTACAGATTTTAGGCGAAGAACATTTTGACAAGCTGAACACTAATAAGTCAGAATCGTTTTGAGGTGAGATCATGAATTGCGATATATGCCATAAGGATACAACGGCGGGTAGTCACGTAAACAGAGGTCGATATTTTGAGGTGCATATTTGCCCGAGCTGCTTGATGTGGTCAGATGATCCGCGGGCTGTTACAACACGGGAGATATTTAATAACTTTAAAAGATTGCAGGAAAAGGAATGCGTTAGCATAAGTAGCGAGCAGGAGTGAGGACAATGAAAATGTTATCGCTATTTAGCGGGGTAGGTATGATTGACCTTGCTGCTAGCTGGGGGGGAATAGAAACAGTGGCTTTGTGCGAAATCGAAGAATACCCGCAAAAAATATTGCAAAGGAGGTTTCCAAATGTGCCGATTTACAGCGATATCAGAGAACTCACGGCAGAAAAACTTAAAGCCGATGGAATATCCAAGATCGATATTATCAGCGGAGGATTCCCGTGCCAAGATGTTAGCACAGCAGGTAAAAGAACTGGTTTCGTTGATAGTGAAGGGAACGTTACCCGCTCCGGTCTTTGGGGAGAGTATGCCCGGCTTATTCGCGAGCTTAAGCCAAGATGGATCGTGGCAGAAAACGTGCGCGGGTTACTCTCAATCTCTGCTGCCGGGATTCGGGGGGGAGGATTCGGAACTGTTTTGCGAGACCTGGCCGAAATGGGGTATCGTGTTGGATGGTCATGCTATGGAGCTGCCGATGTTGGAGCGCCACACAAACGAGAGCGAGTTTTCATTGTGGCCTACCGCGAGTGTATGTGGTAATTACAATCGTAAAGGTGCGAGTGCTACATCAGGTGATGGATTAGATACAGCAGTTAAGAAGATGCACAGCGTTAATTTAAGTCAGGCGGTAAATTGGCCGACACCAAGAGCAAGAGAAGGAAACAGCGGATCATATGGCTGTGCGAGTATTGAACGTAATGCAGATAGAAATTATCTGGATGGTGTTGTTATAAAAAAAGAAGAAAAACCAGGTAATCTAAACGCTGATTGGGTAGAGCTTTTAATGGGATTACCTATAGGCTGGACTGACATCAATGTAGCAAAAGAGGATATTGAAAGTTGGCAGGGCTGGCCTGCTGCAATAAATGTAGAGCAATACGCATATGAATCGCCAAGAGTAATAGTTGGGCAGAAAAACAGGGCGAAACGACTAAAGGCATTAGGTAATGGTTGTGTGCCGCAGCAGGTATATCTTGTGTTCGCGGCAATTGTGGAGGTAGAAAATGAAGCGTGAAGCAGTATACACATTATTATTTATCTTTGCTGCAGGTTTCCTATGGCAGCTCGGTTGTGCTTTAGCTGAGGTTTTTGTAGAGTGGCAGATCTGGCGATAAGTTAAAACGGCCGCGCATACTAACTATATACAAGCATAAAGGGAAGTATACCTCTGCGGAGGTGATTAGCCCGTAGGGGGCGGCCTTTTAAATATAAGGAGTTGGAAACTATGAAACCAATAAATATAAAAATTATGATGGCGCTAATTGAAAAAGAACCAGGCGATCAGTATGTACCAGTATTGAAACCAGTACTTATGCAGATACTGACTGAACTCAAACATCTGCGGCGGAAAAATAGTCAGCTCGGCGGGAAAGTGGCTCGGTATCGGAGAAAAAAGGAAGAGCTTGAAGATGCTTTGGCGATGTACCATTGACGACGTGGAATGAACTGCCAGCACACCTTATAAGTAAAATACGTTCTGATAGCGTAACGGCGCCGGTGAATTTACCCGGGGCTGTACCTGCGCTGAAGTATGGCAATGCAATAACTGAGGTTGACGGGATTCGCTTTGATAGCAGGAAAGAAGCAAAATACTATGAGGACCTACTTTGGCAGCAGCGTACTGGTGCAGTAAAAAGCATTGAATTACAGCCTGAATTTGTTTTACAGCCTGCTTATGAGGTCGCAGGTAAAAAGATAAGGCCTATTATTTACAAGGCTGATTTCAAGGTAACAGAAGCTGACGGGCATATATATTACGTCGACACGAAAGGGATGCGGACGCAGGTGTATCTGATCAAAAAGAAGATGCTGCTATATAAGTACCCGGATATTGATTTTAGAGAAGTTTAAGGTGGTGGAGTAGTGGAACATAGTTGTATAGATTTCTTGAAGTTGAGAACCATAGAATATCCTATGTACTATCAAATTACGGCAGAGTGCCAAATTTGTAAAAAAAGATCAATATTAGCTTTGAGTAAATTTTATTTGCGATTGATGTATGATGCTGATGCCGGATCCGTACAAGAGATTGGCCGACTTATAAATAGGTTTGATGAGAGAATAAATTTGTTTGAAACTTATTTTAATCAGCGAAGGCGGTGGAGTAGATGAAAGCGTATTGCTGTAAGGAGCGTGACGGTGATGGATACGCCGTTATTGTATACGGAAAAACAAGAGGTCAAGCAAAACGAGAAGGGGCTAGCGAATTAGATATTGATTTTTTAGATGCCAACGTTAGCCGATTACCGTGGGCGGACGAATACGGCAGTATCAATAATCTTCCGTTAAAGGTCTACTTTGAAAACGGGTGGTTTTGTGAGTGCTGCAAGTGCGGAAGGCGTATAGACGTTGATAGTGAGTATCCGGAAGGTACTTTGGGAAAATTTGACTATTTGTGTGACGAATGTAGAAAGGCGCTGTAAATTATGAAAAATCTTGAAATCAAGTACGTAGGATGGTGCCATGAGTGTAAATGCCTAGGAAGTTTTATTTGTGGCAACTGTAACCCTAATGAGAAATACAGTTTTGGTAGACCTTCTGAATTTATGCCTAAGGACAAAAACCGTTGGGTAAGAATGTAGGAGTAAAAAATGAAATACTTAGACTATTGTTATTTATGCATTAATAATAGAAAGGCCAGTGAGTTGAGCGAAAACCCAGAATGTAGTAACTGTATTCAGCTTACTGTTATATCTATGCCAACTAAGTTTAAATCGCGTAGGATTACTTGGGCTGACAGAACGGAGCTAGAAATACATGAAAACAATTAAATTGGCTAACGTAGTAGTACAGATACACGTTAGAGATGAATATTCAGGGCAGAGAGTACTATATTGTCCGTGGGTTAATTGCAAGCATTATAGTAATGGTGAATGCACTTATAAAGATAGTTATGGCTGTAATTGCTGTCGCTTTGTATTAATGAATGGACAAACTTATTGCCAAGGCTATGAGAGGGATGAAGATCATGATAGCAATTAAAGGAATGGATATGCCTGCAAACTGCGGTGAATGCCCATTGACATATCCAGTTGGCTTTTATAGGAATCTACCATTTTCTGTTGATAAGAGCAAAGGCTGCTGTATTCTTGTCTGTGAAATTGAAGATCCAAACATTAGGCTGATAGATTGTCCATTAATTGAAATAAAGGAGCATGAAGAAAAATGACAAAGAAAGAATTGATAGAGCTGATAGAAAAATACCCGGACGACGCAATTATCTCTTGTTTGGGAAGATTTTCAGGAGACTTGTTGATTTTTCGGGCGAATGACGTAATTTTTAACAAATATAAGAATGAAATTTGCATTGTAAGAAATTGAGAAAGGTGAAGAAATATGACTAAATTAAAACCTTGTCCGTTCTGCGGTAGCAAAGCTAAGATGGAAAGAACGCCAATTAATCCTTATTATTATGTGATCTGTACAAATCTAGAATGTGACGCAACTGTTGGGAGATTTCAGCCAACAGAAGAAGAAGCTGTAGCAGTATGGAACAGACGGGACGGTGAAGAAAAATGACTAACGAAAAAATGGAACAGATTGTAAAACTTTTAAAGGATAGCGGTGAAGATTATATTTTGTGTTACCCCTTAAAAATTGACGGTGAAGATGGTTTCAGTATTGCCAGTAAAACTGCCAGCACTTCACAAATTAATATGCTTGAACATATTTTAAAATTTATAATCGAAACGAGCAAAAACAACGGTGTTACTGAAGCCACCGCTAGGGGGTATTTGCGTCAAACGCTATATAGAATGATTAACTATGTGTATAGGTTGGGGTGAATAGATTATGCGATTAATAGACGCTGATAAGGCGAAAGCTGAATTATTAAGAATAGCTAGAGATATACACGGTTGGGGTGAGTTTTTCGACGGAATTAGAAGCGGTTATCAAAGTGCTGCTGATAGGCTTGATACAATGCCTACAGAAGAACGTAAAAATGGGCATTGGCTTACTAAAAAAGCATGGCACGTAGAGTGTTCCGAATGCCATCATGTTTTAGAGTTTATTTGCGACGTTAAAAAATATTGTCCGAACTGCGGCGCAAAAATGGAAGGTGAATAATATGGAATTGATAGATAAAAATGCTTTAGTGGAATATTTAGAGAGAATGGGAAATGAAATATATGCAGGCAATGACGAATATTTTATAGGACAGAAAGCGGGTTTGATGAAAGTCGTTGGCGTTATAATGACCTTTCCTACTGTAGAGGAACGTAAGCACGGACGTTGGGAAGGGGGCGGTGCTTACTACTGTTCTAATTGCAACTCATATGCCGCAACAGATGTATTTGGCGGCGGGTTGGATATTACTGAACAGCATTATTGTTATAATTGCGGGGCTATTATGGACGGTGAACCCGAATGAACATACTAAAGTTAGAAAGATCAATAGCTTTATTAAAACCAATCATTTGGAAAATGCCTATGAATAAGAAAAGAGAGGCTTATATGACTTTATTGACGGCTGCTCAAAAGCAGATACCGCAAGAAGTAAATTTGGTAGTCGAAGAGCATTTTATACCAAACTGTCCTTTTCCACAACAAATACCTAAAGGCTGGGCATGTCCTGTATGCGGACGTGAGGTAGATGATGGTGCTCACTACTGTAAATACTGCGGCCAAGCTATATGTAATGATTAAGGAGTGAAGACATGAATTATCCTGATCTAATAAAATGGATATTTGAATTTGTATATGAACATTGGATATTAACGTTTTTGTTTATATTAGTTTTAAGAAGGTTTAGTATTTTTACAATAAATCTATCAGATAAGAAGGGCGATACAAATGTTATTAACAATAGAAAGCAAGTTTAATATAGGTGATAATGTACATTTGCCTAAGGGAGAACGTAAAGTACTTGGTGTTAAATTAGATTCTAAAGGTATCTTATATTTGCTTGAAAGTGCAGACGGTACGAGAGAATGGGTGCAAGAATATTGGGTTGTTGTGGGCGAACAAGAGCATAAACACGGAGAGTTTGAGGAGGCTATTTTGAACCAACTCGTAGAAGACAGTATGAATCCTTTTGGAGCATTATTTAGGCGATTTAGAAAGCAAAGCTAGAAGGAGACTGATATGCTAATAGAACTGTTACGAAAGCATACAGAGTGGTATTTTTTGAATAGGAAATATATTCAGAAAGCTGTTGATGATGAAAGAGAGCAGCGTACTGCAAAGAAAGGGCATACTGGGGGTGGAGGTCATGCTTTTATCAGTAATCCAACAGAAACATCTGCACTAAAGAATATTGAACCGATCAAGATGATTTCGTGGGGACAAGACCCTTATCAAACTATAGTAATAAATCCTGAAGCATGGCTTGAAGTAATAGCTGAGACATATAAGGTTCATAAGAAACAAGCAGCAGGAGATGCTATGTTCCAGCGTTATGAATATAATAAGTCGCCAGGAGTAATTGCTGGACTAAAAGGTATGAATAGAGATACTTACTACGAGCTTCGCGAAGAGTTTTTAAACGATGCTGTCGTTTTAGCACTCGAAAAAAATTTATTGAGAATTAAAAATGTATCCGACAAATTACCTGTTCTGATGAGTTAAAATAGTATTATAAGTAAGTAGGCTTACAACAAGCTTGGTGAAACGTTCAAGCTTAGCGCTTGGACATTACCCGTGTAGCTCAGATGGCAAGAGCGATTGACTTTTAATCATTTGTCGCAGGTTCGAGTCCTGCCACGGGTAGTTTGGCATAGATGGGGAACACCTATCCACGCTTAAAGGCGCGTGTGCTGGACAGGTAATCTTCCAGCTGCCGCCCTGCCGTTGGGGTAATACAGCGGCTTATTTATTGGAGTGTGATTAAATGTTAGTAAAAGAACTAATAGAAAAGCTCAAGGAAATGCCTCAAGAGGCACTAGTGATGCATGATTATGATTGTGAACTTGTTCCTGTAGATAAAGTGGAAACGTATTCATTTGAAGGAACTATAGCTGTGGAACTGTCTACAGATTGGAATAAGAATAACTTAGTCTACATGAATAATTCGGCGTTGAAAAACCGATAAAACACGGTAATATACATCAAAATTTAGCATATAACTTAATATAAAGGCACTTAACTTCGGTTAGGTGCTTTTGTATTTGCAAAGGTGGTGAAGGAGATATGGCTGCATTAAAAGATCCAAGGCAGGAGAAGTTTTGTCGGCTTATGGCTGTAGGTGGTAAAACGCAAGAGCAGGCAGCCATAGATGCAGGATATTCAGCGAAAAGTGCTAGGCAGGCTGCGTCAAGGCTGTTAACAAAGGCGCACATTGTTGACAGGGTAGCAGAACTTCAAACTGTTACTGAAGAAAAAATTGCAGATGAACAGAAGGATATTATAGATGAACTTAGCAAATTAAGGAAGTTCTGGCTAGAAGTGATAGACGATAAAGAAGAGCGTATGAATAATAGGCTTAAAGCATCTGAGCTATACGGAAAATCAATAGCAGCGTTTGTTGAAAAACGTGAAGTCAGCGGTAAAGATGGAGAACCTATTACATTTCGCTGGGCTGGTGATGACGGTTGAAAGTAATAACGATACCATACAAGCCAAGACCTCTTTGGAAAGATATAATCCATCCTGCGCTTGATAAATACCGTTTCGCTGTTATAGTAGCGCACAGACGTTATGGCAAGACCGTAGGAATGATAAACGAATTGAGTAAGAGCGCTATTAAGAATACGCTTATAAGTCCTCAGTTCGCATACGTGGCACCGTTTAGAAATCAAGCTAAGATGATTGCCTGGAACTACTTGAAATATTACACAAGCGCAATTCCAGGAAGAAAGGTTAATGAAAGCGATCTGTTTATAGAACTGCCGTCGAAGCATAAAAATGCTGTTGGGGCAAGGATATATATTATAGGCGCAGATAAGCCTGATGCCCTTCGCGGTACTTACTGGGACGGCGTTGTCCTTGATGAATACGCTCAAATAAAGCCTGAATTATGGGGCGAAGTAATACGGCCGGCATTAGCTGATCGTAAGGGGTTCGCATATTTCATCGGAACGCCTAAAGGACAGAATCAGTTTTATGAGATATACCAAAGAGCTCAACGCAGCGAGGAATGGTTTACCTGTCTTTATAGAGCTGATGAAAGCGGTGTACTGGACGAAGCAGAACTTAAATCTATGATGGAAGATATGACGGATATAGAAATACGTCAGGAGCTTTATTGTGATTTTACTGCATCGGCTAGTAATGTTGTTATTCCTATTGATTTGGTTACGGAGGCAGCACACAGACTGCTTACAGAAAAAGATGTGCAGGGTGCTCCAGTTATTCTTGGTGTTGATGTAGCCAGATATGGTGATGACAGATCTACTATTTTTAAGCGACAGGGACTGTGGGTAGATGAGCCTTTAGTTTACAAAGGCCTGGACACTATGGATATGGCGGCAAGAGTTATTGATGCGATGATCAGATATAAGGCCGATATGACTTTTATTGACGCCGGAGTCATGGGGGCTGGAGTTATAGATCGAATTAAGCAGTTGGGGTACAACAATATCAGTGAAGTTTACTTTCAGGGCAATGCACTGCATGAACAGCGTTTTGAAAATATCCGTGCTGAGATGTATTTTAAGATGCTTGAATGGCTCAAGTCTGGTGGTTCTATACCTGATATGCCGGAATTAAAAAGCGAGCTTAGTATTGTAGAGTATAAGTTTAGTAAACATGGCAAAATCATTTTGCAGCCTAAAGAAGAAATTAAGGAAAAGATTGGTAAAAGCCCCGATCTTGCAGATGGCCTTGCTTTGACTTTTGCAAGGCCTGTTTATCCGAGGTTGAAACCGGGTGATCCTGGGTATGGCCGTAAGATGATGTGCAATACAGATTATTCGATATTTTAAGGAGTGATAGTATGGGAATTTTTAAAAAAGTATTTGGCGGCGGTAGCATTAGAATGCCAGAAGTTGTTGAAACGCCTCCGGCGCCTACTACGGTAACCAGTACAGAGACAGGAACAGAAACAGATCCGGCAAAGAAAAATAAAAGGCGTGGTTTTGCTTCTACGCAAGTGTCGTCTGATCGCAATACTATTGCAGGCAACGCTACTGGCAGAAAGACTTTAGGTTAGGGGTATTGAAATGGCTAAAGCTAAATTAAAGCAAAAAGAAATTGAAACTATAGCAGCACGAGCGCCGGCAGAAACACACCCAGCAGATGGGCCGTCTTTAAAAAGCCACTGGCCAGAGAAAAGAAAACTGATTAGAAAGATGAGAGATCTTTATGAAAAAAGACTTGATTATGAAATTCGTTGGAAAGCGATTAGAGATTATCAGTTGCCGTTTATAGGCGAATTCGATAATACGGCAGATAAAACTAATCCTGCCCGCAGACGTGATCTGGAAATTGCTCAGGGCGTTGCATGGTTGGCCGCACAAGTATTTGCTGCAGGAGTAATGAGCGGTTTAACCCCTCCTAGTCGTCAGTGGTTCAAATTAGGGTTTAGCAATAGTGCGATGAGTGGTGATATTGAAGCCACGAGAGTGTTGGATATCAGGCAAGAAATAGTATCTGCGGTGCTTTCAAAGAGTAATTTTTACAATAGCATACATTCGGTGTATCTTGAGTTGCCATTTGGACAATGCCCAATGGCAATTTTTTATGACCCGAGTACGGGTATTAGATGTGTACCTATGACTATTGGGACTTATGCTCTTGGTGTAGACGGCTTTGGCAAGGTGCAGACATTCGCTCGAAAATATGAAATGTCATTAGCACAGATAGTTGATTGTTTTGGACAGGAAAGCCTGCCTCAACATTTGCAGCAGCAAGCGACTAATGGTACTGGACTTGATAAAAAGCATACTGTCAATTGGCTTGTTGAACCAAATGACAAACGCCTGCCAGGATATATGGATAGGTTGAATATGCCTTATAGGTCTGTGTATTGGCTTGATAAATCGCAGGATAATGAATTCTTATACGTTGGGGGGTTTGAAGAATGGGCCATACCAGTTGCAAGGTATCTTGTAAACGGGCTTGAACCGTACGCTAAAGGGCCAGGTTGGTTCGCTGAAGGCGATAGTAAAGCACTTCAGACTATGAAAAAAGATTTGCTTACAGCTATTGAGATTGGGGTTAAACCTCCAATGAAAGGACCGGCTTCGCTGCTGAACAACGGTGGTATTAATCTTATTCCTGGCGGGATGACAGCTGTGGATGACCAGTCGCAGCAGTTCGTTCAACCGCTGTTCCAGGTCAATTTAGATATTGACCATGCTTCTCAGGAGATCATTCGCACGGAGGACGCAATCAAAAGGCACTATAGTGCAGATTTATTTTTGATGCTTGATAGTGTTGATAACGGGCAAATGACGGCACGCGAGGTCATGGAACGCACACAGGAAAAGTTGCAGCAGCTAGGGCCTGTAGTCGAACGGTTACAGGATGAGTTCCTAACGCCGATTATTGTTAGGATATACAACATCCTCGAAAGGTCTGGAGCATTCCCGCCGATACCACCTGAGATCCAGGAACGTATAAGCGATGAGGATATTAAAATTGAGTATATTTCCCCGTTGGCGCAAGCGCAGAAAATGAGTGGACTTGTTAATATCGAACAGGCTCTTGCTACTACGCTGCAGATGGCGCAGGCTTGGCCGGAAGTGCTCAAGAAGGTTGATCCTATAGGAACACTGTCCAAATACTTTGAAATGCTTGGTGCTCCCGCTGCTATGCAACGTAGCGACGATGATGTTAAGAAGCTTATTGAGCAAGAACAGCAGGCATTACAAGAGCAGCAACAGACGCAGGAAGCAATGGCTCTTATGCAGGCAGCAGCACCGGCAGCACAGGCGGCAAAGAACATGACTGAGGCTGCAAATGATGGTAACCCAGCTATGGCAGCTTGGTTAGGCATGGGAGGCGGCGCAGGTGAGGTATAAGAGTATTACAGATGCGGATAGCCGGCAAGCTAAATTGCAGGCGTTCTTTCAAAGAGAGCTTCGCAAACGCGATCAGGATGCACTATCAACTATCTTAAATAGCGAAAGCGGACGCTGGTTTTTAATGCGATTGCTTGATAAAACAAAAATCAATATAGATAGTTTTACCGGCAATTCACAGACCTTTTATAACGAGGGTATGAGAAAAGTCGGTTTATTAATTCTCGATGATATTAAGAGTCTTGGTATTTCTGGAGTAGAGCTCAAACAAAAGGCTGAGCTTGAATATATAAAAACTCAAATCAAAGCGCAGGAAATTGCTGCCGAACAATTGGAAGGAGACGATGACTAATGGAAGATGTAACTAACACGAGTGCCAACGATAACACGCAGGGCACTGAAGTAGTTGAACAGCAGAAAGAGGTTCAACAGGAGACACAGTCTGCTGATACCCTTCTTGGTGGTAAAGCAGAAACTCAACCACAGGAAGAAGCTGAACCAATTGCTTATGACTTTAAAGAAACTATTTCCGCTATGAATGACTTTGAGTTCAGCCAGGAAGAGAGCGATAAGTTCGTAGAGGTCATTAAGGATATGGGGCTTAACAATGAGCAGGCTAACGCTATTGTTAAGTATGGCGGCGAATGGGGTAAAGGCATCGCAGAAGCTGCTATGAATGCTGTTATAGAGCAGCGAAATACAGAAGTTCAAAATTGGGGTGAGACTGCAAAGAAAGAACTTGGGACAGAGTTTGACAGTATCATTAGTCTTTGCGGTCTTGCGGTGGAACATGTAGAGAAAGCGGTTCCTGGTATCAGGCAGGCGTTAAACGAAACAGGCGCAGGTAACAGAATTGAAGTTATCCGCGCTTTTTCTATGCTCGGAAAGTTTTTGGAGAGTGACCCGGGTAAAGGCGCTGACGCTCCTGCCGCACAGGGAAGCAGCCTTGAAAAATTCTATGACAAAACAGATTTTAGTAAATTAAAATAAGAGAGGATGAATGAATAATGGCAGTTTTAAATCAATTGGCATATACCTTAGCTGATTGGAGGGGAAGACTTGACCCTTCCGGAAATGTAGATGATATTATTGAGGTATTGTCTCAATCTAATCCAATTTTAGAAGAAATGACTTTTATGGAGGGCAATCTTCCTACTGGGATCGTGACTACTCAACGTACAAAAGTTCCTGAACCTTCTATCCGTCGTATCAATACTGGTGTTCCTTATAAAAAGAGCGGAGTAAAACAGATTAATGATACGACTACTTTATACGAAAATCGTAATAAGATGGATGTAGAGCTTTTGCGTTTGCAGAATGATCCTGCAGCTTTCCGTTATAGCGAGGATCTAGCATTTGTAGCCGGCTTTGGTGATCGTATTGCTAAAGATGTTATTTATGGCGGACTTAGCGAGGTTCCGGATGAATTTAACGGGTTCGATATCAGACATCGTTATTTTGGCAATGGTGATGATCCGACGGCTGAAGGCTATACTACTCTTAATGCTGGCGGCGGTACCAAAAATACATCTATTTATTTTGTAAATTGGGGAGAACGTACATGCTCAGGCGTGTTCCCTAAAAATGGTAGTGCTGGTTTGAAGAAAGAAGATCTTGGACAACAAACTACAATAGCGGATGACAGAACTGAATTTGAAGCTATGATTACGAAATGGACTTGGAATGTAGGCCTGACTATTCGTGATTATAGAGCTGTAGGAGCTATTCGCAATATTGATGCAGCACAGTTTGCATCTGCAACTTCTGCTCAAAAGCAGAAGATTATTGAGAATGTTATTCGCGTTCATGACCGGTTGAGAAATCCTGACAGTGTTATGATGTACTGTTCTCGCAGCATGTATACTCTGTTCAAACTGTGCTTGATCGATAAAAATAACGTTCATGTTGAAATGGAAACGCTGGCCAATGGCATTAAAGTATTAAATGTAGATGGTATGCGTGTACGTAAACTTGACTGCATTCGTGAAGACGAAGCTAAAATTGAAGCGTGAGGAGTGAAAAATAATGAGATTAGATAAGGAAAATATTTTCTTTGAGAAACCTGCTGCAGAATTAGTTGACGGTGTTCTTGGCGATATTATCGCTATGGGCGGCGGAGGCAGCATAAATCCAATGTGGCTTTATGTAGGACCGAAGCTTGAAAGCGGCAGTGTTGTTTTAACCTTGGAAACTGCTGATGATGAAGCGTTCAGCGAGGCTGTAGCGCTGGGAAGCTTTACTCTGGACGACAATGCTCCTGTACGAGCTAAGGTGCCTTTGGGAGTAAAAGAATACCTGCGCATCAAAGCTAGTGATTCCAGCACTCCAACTAATGCAACTGCCGATAAAATTGTTGCGGCGCTCGCTGTAGATGTGGATTTTAAATGATTTTAGATAGTAATGGTAATACTGTAATGCCGGGTAGAAAGCTTGAAGATATGTCGGCCAATGAATTAAGAGCTAAGCTCTATAATGCCGATGTTAAATATCCGGCAAATGCCAGTAGACAAGATTTGATTAGGCTTATTAGAGAAAATATTAAATAACACCTATGTAGTCATGTGACGACTATGTACAAGCACTTAGGGACGTCTTTAAGGCGTCCCTATTTTAATAAAGAGGAAAATAACATGGAGGTGTTTCCGTGATGAATAATACAGATATTTGCAATATGGCCTTGGCTTATTTAGCTAAAGGCCGCATTTCTTCTATTGACGAGAATAACGAACTTGCAAGGCAGTGCAAGCTGTTTTATGACCATAGCCGAAAAGGTCTATTGCGTGAATATAGCTGGGGCTTTGCCAAGAGGATTATTAGGCTTGCAGAACTGGATGCTTCAAATCCTGATTGGAAGTATGTATATGCATATCCAGAAAAATGTGTGTGTGCAAGACGTATTTTTAATGAGAAAGAGACTGTAAACAGCTTGGATAAAGATAAGTATGATTTGTTTTTGATTAGTGATAATACGCAGGCTATAGGATGTGATGTGTACCAAGCATATTTGGAGTACACATATGACGCAGAGGATGCAGAGCTTTTCAGTTCTGATTTTGTTGAGGCGTTGGCGAGGATGTTAGCTTTTAATATTTGCTTACAGTTAAATGGCAATGGGACTATCCAGCAGACACAATATCAACTGGCACAGGCAGCTCTTAGCAGGGCAAAATATACTACGGCCGCTGAACGTCAGGATAAGTTGGACTACCCTGATAAATACTTTACTGCGAGGATGTGAACTTATGGCTAGAGGAAGTGGACCAAATCCTTTTTATGTACTGCAGCCGGCATTTACTGCAGGAGAGATATCTAATGCGGTAGCTAACCGCGTTGATCTGGATAAATATCAGTATGCGCTTTTGACTGCTGAGAATTGTTATATTCGCCCTTATGGGCCCGTGTATCGTCGCAGCGGAACTGTTTACTGTATTGCTACAAAATATGCTGATAAGAGATGTATTCTGGCGGGGTTTAATTTTACTGACGATATTAATTATTTGCTTGAAATAGGGGATCAGTACATCAGAATACATAGAAACGGGGAATATCTTGGTATAGAGATAGTAACTCCTTTTACAGAATCTGATTTGGAAAAATTAAGATTTGCTCAGTCTGCGGATGTTATATACATTACGAGCGGTAGTTATCCGGTGAAACAATTAGCAAGATACAGCGAAACGGACTGGAAGTTTGGCGATTTTGAAATTACTCATGCTTATTTTGAAGATGAGGTTATGATGGATTTAGTTGAGAGCGCTGTTTATACGTCTCCTGGTGATTATACGTATACAGTGCCAAAAGATGGCCGCTACACAATAGAAGTTGCAGGTGCTGGTGGCGGTGGCAGCGGTGTGGCAAGGAAAGCAAGTGATAAACAAAGCTCTGGCGGGACTGGCGGCCGTGGTGGATTTTACAGTTTTGATATGGATTTGACCGAAGGTGATAGTTTTCCTGTAACCGTAGGAGCCGGAGGAAAAGGCGGAGCCGTACATTATGGAGCCGGTTATGGTAATGCTGGCGGCAACGGTGGAAGCAGTAGTGCTTTTGGCTGGGTAGCGCAAGGCGGTGGAGGAGCTACTGCGGCTTATTCAGAAGAGCATGGAGCAAAAAACGGAAGTGATGGAATCAATTATGGCAATGGTGGCATTGGCGGTAAGAAAGGCGTTGCTTATGATGATAACAATCTTTCAGGGACAGATGGGGCAAATGGCTGGGTTACTATAGCGTTTCAGGATAATCCGAAGGTTACATCGTCCAGTACAACAGGCACTGTGACCATTACAAGCAATAGGCCTATCTTTAACGAGGGATTGATTGATGGTAATATTAGGCTGACACATGAGGTAGAATCGTCCTCGGTAGAATTAAATTTGAAAGACAATGCTAAAGGAACGACTGGAGCGGTTGTCGTTGGAGAAAGCTGGAAGGTTATTTCCGGTGGAACGTGGACTGGAAGTTTTCAAGTGCAAAAAAGTGAGGATGGTACAACGTGGAAAGAATATCGTAAATATTCTGCTACAAATAATTTTAATGCTACTGAAAGCGGTACAGTAACAGATACAACTTATTTGAGAATAGAAGCTTCTATAACAAGCGGTGATCTGACTGTTACGCTTACTGCACTGCCGTATACTAAAGACGGCACAGCTAAAATAGTTAGTTATATCGACGAATATAATATTAAAGCTATGGTAAACGAACCGTTTGGTTCTACAGAAAGTACTACTACTTATGCTTTTGGGGCTTGGAATAGCAATTTCGGTTATCCAAAAACGGTATGTTTTTTTCAAGACAGACTTTGCTTTGGTGGAAATAATAAAAGACCGTATATGGTTTGGATGTCTAGAAGCGGTGATTATCCTAATTTTGGCGTAGAAAAGGTCAGTGGTACAGTAACAGATGATAGTGCTATTGCCGCTTCGTTTATCAGCAGGAAACAATTTGATATTTTACATTTAATTCCGTCTGTGGATTTGCTTGTTTTAACGCAGGGCAATGAATGGATCGTTTCAGGGAGCGAGGTCGTGACACCGACGAATATCACACCGAAGATGCAAACTACCAGGGGCTGCAGCAATTGTGAGCCGCTTACAATTGGCAATAGAATTGTATTCGTACAGGGACGTGGTTCGACAGTGCGGGATATGGGCTACAGTTTTGAAACCGACAGCTATGGCGGTATGGAATTGACGATACTGGCGGGACAAATTATAAAGGGACTTTCGATTACTGATTCTGCTTATAAGCAGGAGCCGGACAGCATAATTTACTTTGTGCGCAGTGATGGTACGATAGCGTGCCTGTCTTACATAAGAGAACAGGAAGTATATGCATGGTCAAGAATTATTACTGACGGTGAATTTGAAGCTGTAGTGAATATTCCTGAAGGTGATGAGGATAGTGTATATGTTGTTGTTAAACGTGTGGTAAATGGAGAAACTGTCCGTTATATTGAGCGGTTTGACAATAACTATGACGGTGATGCTCCGAATGATTATGTAATGTTAGATTGTGCTAAAAAGTATGATATGGATGAGGCGACTAATATTGTAACAGGGCTTGGTCACCTTGCTGGCAATAATATTACTGTTTTAGGTGATGGGCGTGTATTGAGAAATTATAAAGTGCTTGATGACGGTACTGTTGAATTACCTATACAAATTAAACGTGCGGTTGCAGGTCTACCGTATACTATGAATATTGAGCTTCCTAATGTTGAAATTCAATTACAGGACGGAACTATGCAGGGCAGGTTTAAGCAGGTGTCAGAGGCGATTTTACGCATTGAAAATACTCTCGGCGGTGAAGTTGGTACTGAATTTGGAAATCAGGATGCTATTGCTTATGATGAATTTAGCGTTACTGAGAATATGAAATTGTATAGTGGAGATAAAACGGCAACTCCACCGGCAGGTGGGTTTGATCGTGATGGAAGACTTTGTATTACAAGTACTGAACCTTATCCATTTAATTTGCTCAGCGTAACGAGGAAGGTGACTTTTGGTGGCTAAAAAGTATAAGGTCGAATTGGCTGACGTTGATAACGCTATTGGAATTGCTGTAGCGCTGCTGAAAGATTTGAGAGATAGTGATAGGCAGGAGCTGGAAGCATATGAGGAAGACGAAATAATGCTTGTTGCCGGTAGTATTGAAAATGCAGATCATTGTTACATTTATAAAGATATGGAAGATAACATTCTTTGTATTGTAGGATTAACTGAAATTCCAGGCGTTCAGGGTAAAGAGATTTGGATGTTGGCGACAAAAAGGATAAGCAGTTTCAAAAAAGAGCTGCTTATTTGCGTTGCCAGGCTTTTAATTTCAAAATGGGTAAAAGAATATGGACGGCTTTATAATTATGTTTATAGCGGCAATTCTGCTTCTATACGGTGGCTTGATAGGCTGGGAGCAATGTTCTTAGCTCCTATAAAAATAAACAAGAACGGAAAAGAGTTTCTTCCGTTCGTGATTGAGGAGGGGGGATATAAATGTGTTTATCTGTAGGTATGATGATGGGATTGACTGCTTTGCAGGGAGTATCGCAAATAGCTGCGACGAACCAACAGACTAAAGCGCAGCAGGCTTATTACGATGCGCAGGCACAGGCTGCAGAACAAAACGCTGATATACAGGCAAAGAAGGGGGAGCAGATAGCGGAGCAGTACGCTTATGAGCAGCAAAAGCTCAATGATCGTCGTCGCCTTGTAGCAGGTCAGCAGGCCGCCGCATTTGGCGCAGCAGGCATCAGTGGCGATATGGGGACAGCTCTTGACCTTAGTGATTCCAGCTTTAGGGCTTATAGAAAAGACAGTAACCAACTTTTGAGTAATCAGCGCAACGACCAATGGAGTAACTATCTTGGCGTAGTGAATTACAAGAACCAGGCTAACGCTGCAAGAGCTTCTGCTTATAACGTGAAACAACAGGCCAAGCAGCAGAATATAGGCACTATCTTGGGTACTGCTGCTGGTATTTTTGGCGCATATAAAAATTACGGCGGCAGCGGGAAAACAGGCGGTTCATCCAACGGAGGCTTTGTTTATCAGTCGCCTTATCAAAATAATTACACAAGTCCATATTCAGGCATAGCGCCACTTGGTAAATCAAAATATCCTTACTTCTAAACTTGCATTAGTACGAAATGTATTATATAATAAACGAAAAGAGATAGTCAGTGGTCGCACGCTGGCTCTCCCTCATAATCGTAAAACGTGAAAGGAAGCCGCGCGCCACTGGTGTTAGCGGCTTATTTCATGGCTATTTACAGCCTAAAATGACAATAGCTATTAATGTACTAAAAGCAATCATCAAAGACAACGCTTCATAAGTTGACAATAGCTATCACCCCCCGTAAGGGAAGCCAACACACTGACTATCTCGGACAACATTATAACATACCTTTAAGCGCTTAACAATTTGTTAAAGCGCTTTTTCTATACCTAAAAAGGAGGTCTAAACCTATGAAATTCAGTCAATATGATCCACAGGTCAATCCTAATACAATACAGGGACAAGTACAGCGCCCGGGCGATTTAAACAGTTACGGCGGCAATGGCGCTGGATATGAGGCCATTGGTAGAGGATTGGGTGCGGTGAATGAAGTAGTCCTTCAGCAAATGCAGGCTGATGATATAGCTGCTGTTTTAGATGCGTCTAATGCCATGAATATGGAATTGATAAATTTCTTCAATGGAGAGAATGGTATTCTTGGTCGCCAAGGCATAAACGCAGAAGGAAGCCTTAAAGAATCAGAAGATTTTATAAACAAAACTTTTGATAAGTATGCTTCTAAATTAGGTAACCAAAGGCGCGCTCAAATGCTTAGACAAAAATTTAATCCTAATGCTTTTAATTATCTTCGTTCGGCAGCGTCTCATGAGCGGAACCAGAGAGAAATAGCAGATGATAATAGGTTTAACACGGCAGCTAATAATAATATTAGCAATATGCTCATTAACTATAATGATTTAGAGGCTATGGATAAAATTATAAAAGATACCAGTACCTTAGTGCAAATGCGCGGTGAACAAAAAGGCTGGGACGATGAAACTATGATGAGGGCAAAAATCAATGCAGTTACAGATGGATTAAAAGTTGCAATAGGTGATGCAATAAGTAAAGAAAACTATAATAGTGCAGATACTTTATTGAGAACCTATAAAAATATAATGGAGCCTAATGTATATTCAGAGTTAACTAATAGTCTTGCTAAGCTCAGAATTGAAAATGCATATTATGAAACTGCCTATAATATAGTAAATAAATGTATTGGAGCAGATGGATATGTAGATGATGAGGCTCTTAATAAAATGATTGAGCGTGATTTTGGGCCTGAAAATGATATTTCAGAGGGAATTGTTCCTTATTCTATACCAATAAGCTCTGGTGATAATCCTGATTTGGAGAACCTTAACCCAAAATTAAAAGGTGCATTGGATTTGATTGGCGGAGTTTTAAATCAAATGGGATTTGGCAATGTTGCAGAGATTACCAGCGGGTACAGGGATGAAGAAAGGAATGCCAAAGCTGGTGGCGTTTCCAATAGTAACCATATTTCCGGAAATGCTGTTGATATTTATTTAGGTAATATCAACGAAGCGCAAAAAGAACGTTTAAAGAAAGTATTTGAACCGTATTTTAGTGAAGTTATTTATCATAATGCCGGCAGCGGAGATCATTTGCATTTAGGAGAATACAAAAACAATCTTAGACCTAATAGTGAGATCTCCACTCCGTTCAATCCACAGATGTATAAGCAAATAAAACAATTGGCAAAGGCTCGGGCGTCAGATATAAATAATGCAAAAAAACAGGAGATTGCAAAATATAAGGAAGATTTGGCTTTGAAAATAAATACGGCTCCAACAGAAGAAGATGCTGTAAGGCTTATCAATGATTCTAATTTAAGTAACAAAGAAAAAATATCGTTGATAAAAGCTCAACGTGAAGCCAGAGATCCGTCAAGTTATATGTCTACTGCTGATAAAGCAATGTGGAAGTATGTAAATAAAGGTTATTATAATAATGATTTAAAATTGATGGAAGAATATAATAGGCGTTCTATGGATAGTGCTGATGAAATAACTCCTGCTCAGCAAAGAATGTATAATAAAGCTGCTAAGAATTTGAATGATTATTATGCTTGGGCTAATCATAACTATCAGACCAGAGATTATAAACAGGACTATAGCAATAACCAAGAGTACGAACAAATGCTTTCAGATATTGAATATATGGCAGAACGAGGTGCTTCTAAAAACGAAATAACGGAATATGTGCAGGACATAGCTAAAGAAAATGGCTTTGATGAACAATATATTCTTGACACTATTATGTGGGATAAATTAGGTAAAATTGAAGGCGGTGTGAAATAATGTCGACAGCGAGAGAAAAAATGCTGGCAAAGTTTGCAAATAAACCGGTTCTTGAAAATAAAGGATTCTTTCAAAGAGCTGCGGAACGTGTAACTGAGAATTATTTAAATAGCCAGGGTGAAGTTGAACCGTCATTAGAAGAACAAATGGAAGCTGTAACTGCAGAAGAAAGAGGTAAATTTTTTGCGGACGCAGGAACTCGGATAGGAGAGGCAATAGAAAATTTTGCTGCAGGAGCTGTACAAGGCGCACAAGAGGTCGGTAGGCAAGCTAATCGGCTTGCTGCAGCTAATCCACTTGCTTTGACTGGTACACCTATGCAAGAAGGATATACAAATGCGCCAGTACCTACACAAACAAAAGAACAGGAGAAAGCAGGGGAGCTATATAAGAAGGCTACAGGCAATTTCGCGGAAGAAACTATAGCGCCTGCTGCAATGGCTACAGCACTGTTAGCCCCAAGTAGTTTTGCCGCACCTGTACTTTCTCCTTTTGTTTTGTCCAGTTTACAAACCAATATAAATAAAAACGGTGCTAAAGGCGTACTTGATACTGCAATTGAATTTTTACCCGGTGCAGGTGCTTATCAAGTGGCAACACAGGAAGGAGCAACGAAATATGCAAGAGAACGTCCAGGAGCCTTTGCAGTTGATATAGTAGCCAGTTTAGCACCTGATGTGCTGGGATTCAAAGCTGGGAAACACGCTGTAAAAGATAGCGTTCCTAATTACAGGATAGCAATGTCCTCTTTGTTAGGGGAAACCGAAAGAAGAACGGCATATACTGCATCAAAAATTTTGCATAATATATATGACAATAGTAAAGAAAATCTACCTGAATTTAAAATGCAAGAGGTTACTGTAGAGCCGTTAAAGGATACTCGTAAAGTCCAAGGTATGTTAAGCGAAAATCAAAGTCTGCCAGAGGTAAAATTAGCTATTGATGAGCAAAACTTTGCAAAAAATGTTGATGCTATTGTTCAAAATACATATAAAGGCGACAGTGCTGTCCCTGTTATGTCTACTCCATTAGCTTTAGAACTGGCTGGTGCTGAAATATTACCTATTGAAATCAGTCCTAAAAACTTAAAAAAAATAACCATAGGCAAACATAATGTTGCTAATGGTGAAGGTATGACTCCAGAGATTGTTAAACAAATACCACGAGCCTTAACTGATCCAATTATGATTTTTGATGCTGAGTATAGCGGCAAAAAAGGCGAAAAGAGAATAATTGCAGTATTAGATTTAAAGGATGAAAATGGTACAACGATCGTAACTCCATTTGAATTAAAACAGAGAAATAATAAAAAAGGATACGAAATCAATGAAATGCTTAGTGCTTTTGGTAAGGAGGATAAAGTTACTAAGCAACAGGCTACTAAATGGTATGAAGATAATGTATTAGCTGGCAGATTGCGGTATATAAACAAAGAAAAAACTGCCGAGTGGCTCAAATCCGCAAGGGACGAATACCCAATGTTGGAAAGAGCAGTCGACAGTTCTCTTACTTTAAATATACCTACTGAGAAGGATTTTGTCAACCTGAAAAATAGAAAGACAGAACAATATTCTTTAGGGAATAAGTCAGCTGGAGAAGACGCTACTTTCGGTCGATCTGGAAAAACAAAAACATGGGGAGAAATTAAACCGGTTACTAGAAAAGAGGTTGAAGCTGCTTTTAATGCAATCGTTCCAGTTCGTGTCGGAGGCGTTGATAAAAAATATAAAGGGTTGTTTAAAGTTGGGCCAGAAGTTGTAAGAAGTAGGGCTTTTGCTGATTATGCTACATACTCACATGAAATTGGACATTTTTTAGATAAAAAATTAGAAGTCAAAGGCAGCGATGCAGAACTTATTTCTGGAGCGGAGAATGTATGGGGGAATAATAGCGTATTTAGAGAATATAATAATGCTGAAAAACGTGCAGAGGGTATTGCTGAATTTACAAGGCAAATACTTGCTGACCCAGAAATGGCAGAAAGGAATTTCCCTAAATATTACGAGAATTTTATTCAGGCTTTAAGGAACTCTAACAATAAAGACTTAGCTAAAAAGTTTGATAGGCTTGCTGATGTAATGCGTCGTTATTCTCTGCAAAGCGATCAGGCAAGGGGAAGAGCTTCTATATCTTTTGCTGATGATTTAAATTTAAAGAGCATTACCCAAAAGGCAGAAGATGTTTTGGCGGACGCATATAAGTATGCGGTTGATGATAAAGACCCTATAAATAAATTTGTTGAAACTGTTATTGACAAGACTGGTAAAGAGTTACCATATGAGGATAATCCTTATTTGCTTGCAAGAAGTGCTGCAAGCAGTGCAAAATCAAGGTCAACAATGCTTTTGGATGATAAGGGTAAGCCGACAGATGTTATTGAGGCTTTAAATAAAGTCTATAATAACAAATTAAAGTATGCTGTTACATTGCAGGATATTTTAAAAGAAGTGGATAGTGTAAAGTTTTCTAAAGATTATCTGCGGAGTAATGGATATAAAGATAATCGGCAGGCATTTTCTACATACTTAGTAGCTAAACGACAGCTTGAGTTACAAAGCATTCATAAAGAATATAATGGATCTATGGAGAAGAATATTGCAGCAAGTATTGTAGAAAATGCTCCTAAAGAGTTTATTAGTGCTTCTGAAAAGGTTCATCAACATTTTGATAATGTGCTGTCAATTTTAGAAGATAGTGGAATTATTAGTAAGGAACAGCATAATACATTAGCAGAAAAGTATAAAAATTATGTCCCTATGTATAGAGATAGAAGCATGGAGGATGTGAAAATACCTGGTTATAAACCAAAGTCAGGACTTGCGAATGTTACAAACCCAATAAAAGGGTTAAATGAATATGGCAGTAATAGAAATGTTATTGATCCGTTAGATAGCTTAATTGCCTATACACAGAAGTCTGTGGATGCTGCAGAACGAAATAAAGTAGGGCTTGCGTTATCAAGACTAAAAGATGTAGAAGGCATTGGTAGTTATTTAGAGGAGCGACCAGACTTAGAAGGTAAAGGATCTCCAGAGAATTTTGTGTTTACTGTATGGGAAAATGGTGAAAAGAAATCATATCAAACAGCACCAGAATTATATGATGCAATGGTTAATTTAAGTTTGCCAACATTTAATATTGTTGAAAAAGTATTTATGACACCAGCCGAAGTTATGCGTGCTGGTGCAACAGGAACACCTGCTTTTGGTCTTTTTAACCTTGCCAGAGATACTTTGACATCTGTTTTGTATTCTAATAATACAACTATTCCTGTCATCGAACCGATTGGTAATACGATGTATGGCCTTTGGGAAGCATTGCGAAGCAATTACCATAAAAAAAGCAGCCTATATAGGGAGTTTGAAGTTGCTGGTGTTCCGATGACGACACGTATTTCTACAGAAAGATCTAGTTTAAAATGGCAAAAATTACAAGAAGCTCCAGGTGTAAAATTGGGAACAATGCTTTACAAGGGGTTCCAGAAATTAAATCAGTCGCTAGAAGAAGCGGCCAGGTTAGGCGAATTTGCTGCAGGACGCAGAAAAGGAAAAAGTATTCAGGAAGCTGGATTGGAAGCGAAAGAAATAACTACAGACTTTAGCAGAGGAGGGAGTTTAGCGAGAAAATATAATAGATATGTTCCGTTCTTTAATGCGGCCATTCAGGGTACTGACAGGCTCATTAGAGAGGTTAAGGCTCACCCTGTGCGTTTAGGTGCCAGAGTAGGGACAGCAATAATATTGCCAGCTTTATTTGAATGGGTGGCATTTCATGATGAAGATTGGTATCAGGATGTTCCTCAGGACATTCGAGATAATTATTTTATTGCAAGAATTGGAGCTGAAATAGTAAAAACTCCATTACCACAGGAAGTTGCGTTTTTAGCAGGCGGATTTAAAAGAAGTCTTAGTAAGTTGCTTGATGATAATCCGGATGCAATGAATAAATGGGCTGCAAATACACTTGATACAATGCTGCCGGATTATATACCTGCTTTCATGAAGCCGTTTATAGAATGGCAGTCATCTTATAATTTCTTTACGGAAAAGAATATCATACCTGTAAGTTTGCAGAATTTACCAGATCAAGAACAATATGATATTTATACAAGCATGACTGCAATAAAACTTGGTCAGGCTTTGAATGTCTCTCCGAAGAAAATTGATAACTTGATCCAGAATGTAGGTGCTACCGGGGCTGTTACTTTAAATGCTATGATTGGTGATTATGCTTTGGGCCGTGAAAATGAGTTGCCAGCTAAATATATGAATGAACAGCCTGTTATTGGGCGGTTCGGTTATACGCCTGGTAAACGAAGCCAGAATATAGAGGATTTCTATCAGCTTTATAATGATACCAGTAAAGAGTTTAATGCCTATGGTAAGTTAGGTAAAAATGCTAAAAACTGGAATGGCTTGAAAAATGCAATGAAAAAAGTGCGTGCGCTTAATAAAAAACGGCAGACAATACTTAATAATCCTAAGTTGTCTGCTCAGGAGAAACGGGCGCAAATGGATAAGTACCAACAGGACATTATAAGGATTGCTACTATGGCAAACGAAAAGTACAGTTTAAAAGAATAAAAATAAAACCGCTAAACTGATTGGAAACGAGAAGCCCGAATGACTCATGCCGTTTTCAACAGATAGCGGTTTTACTTTTTGCTAGAAATAACTTTCTACAATAGTCAAATATTCTTCGTTATTTAATGACCAAAATAATTCAGTGGATTTATCAATAATAGATTCATTTTCTTTTTGCAATTTGTCAACTTTATTCATTAACGATTGCCCTTCGCCAAATACTAATTCATAAGTTCCCAAAGATAAAATAGCTTGAATTTCTCTTTGGTTTTTATCATATTTTTCATTTGTAACCTTCTGAGCTTCAATCCAATCAAAGTGTTTTTCAATAGATTTATACAGATTGTTGTATATAGCAAGATTTTCTTCGTTCTTAATTTTCCCTCTTGTGGAAATTAATTTATTTTTTTGCATGAGTAAATCTCCTGATATTTTAAGCAACTTTTTGTTATCAGATTCTTTCCCAAATTGTTCTCCTACCTCGTTATTAATCTTTACTAAATTCTGATATATTGTTTTTAAATTATTTTTTATTTCTTGTTGTTCTCTATATGGAGCATATATATATGAATAGCTTATTATACAAACAGCTATAAACAGTACTAACAAAAATATTTTTTTCACAATAACCCTTCTTTCACTTTTTCACAATTATATCACATTTATAAACTATATGGTATAATATAAAAAGTATTTACTATCGTGGAAAGAAGAGCTGTGTATGATTGCAGAATTTAAAAATAAAATATTTTGTTTGCTGTCTAAAAATAAAATATCTATAATTAGTGCATTAGTTATATCGGCTGTTGTAGGTTTATATTATTGTCCTGTTGCTCATAAAATTCTAACAGAAAATACTAATTTCTTTTCATCATTAGGAGCTATAGCAACTGGTATTTCACTTATTTTTGTTGCTGTACAAGTATATTATATAAAGTTAGAAAATGAAACCAGAAATAAACAACTTGCACAGGAAAATGCTTTTGAAATGGCTAAATTATATGCTACTGATATCCTTATGGAATTACATGCTTTTAATTCATATTTACAAAAAATAGGATTCATTGATGAAATTCTATTTTTAAATAACGAAGAAATAATAAGATTTGATAAAAAAGAGATGGATGGTTTATTTGGCGAAGAAAGAAGAGAACGTCTTATTAATATTTTTCGGAAAAAAGTACAACCTGAAATTTATATAGAAGTTCTTACAATAGGATATAATTTATCTAAAATTGATTTGTATTTAAAGTTTTATGAGTTTAAAAATAAATCAAACGATCTTACAGTAGAATCTATAAATGAATTATGGATTAATGATCTTTACTTTAAAACTGTTTCTATGATGGATAAAGTTTTAAATAAATTGGAATATTTGTGTATGTATTTTAATAATAATCTTGCTGAAAGCGACTATGTATACCCTTCATTACATCAAACATTTTTAGAATATGTAAAAAATCTGTATTTTTTTATAGCTATTAGAAATGATGATCCTGCAAGAAAATATTATACAGAAATTATAAAACTTTATAATAAGTGGTATAATCAAGAGAAAAAGTATAGAAGAGATAATAATTGTTAAAAAAATAAAGAGCGGAAATCCGCTCTTTATTTTTTTTCTTTATTATCATTGTTTTTGCAATTAGTATCTTCGGTTTTATTATTATTTGTATTTTGGAATGAGTTAAACTCAGGTAAAAGTACATTTTTTTTACCTTCTAACAATCCACATGTTCCAGTCCACATATATATCACCTCTATACTATTATATAACTGTTGTTGTTTTTATCTATTATTATACTACTAAAATTATAATAGTTTGTCAATTTAGTTTAGTTATTTAACCTTACTTTAGATTAAGAAAAAATTTTTAAAAAGTTTCCGACAAAATACCCTTTAACAAGAGTTAAAATAGTAATGTAAGGTTATTGGATATGAGAGCAGAGGCGATGTAAAAAAATTAAAAATGTATCCGACAAAACCCCTATAAAAATGAGTTAAAATAGTATCATAAAGTTAGTTAGAACTTAATAGAAAGCGCTTACTTCGGTAGGCGCTTTTTTATTTGGAAGGAGGGAAAACTTTGATAGGCAGTAGTGAAAATAGGATTACATACAATGGGAATGGAGTTGCTACAGAGTTTGGATATTCTTTTAAGATATTGGAAAAGACCGATATTAATGTAGTACTTGTTGATCCTGATTTAAAAGAAACTGTTTTAACCAAAGATTATTTCGTTGATATGGAGAAGTCAGTAGTGTTTTATCCTGGCTATTCTCCGGGAGCAGAACCACCAGAGGCAGAACGACCACCAATATTACCTGAAGGGTGGCAGCTTGTTTTATATCGTGAGGTTCCTATAACACAGGAATCTCAGTTGGATACTCATTGGCCATTTAATGTTATCGAAGCGGCATTGGATAAACTAACGATAATTTGCCAACAGCTGTGGGACGGTGTAACGAGAGCAATTCGTTTATCAGATTCAGCGCCTAAAGATATTTCTACAGTTCTGCCACAACCAATGCCAAACGAGAGTTTTTATTGGGATGAAACCGGTAAAAAACTTATTGCTGGGCCTAATCCTAAATTTGCTATGGAGCAGGCACAGGCGAGTGCAGAATCTGCAAAGAAGTCTGAAACGTCAGCAGCAGAAAGTGCAGAATCTGCAAAAAAAGATGCAGAGAAAGCAGAAGATGCTGCTGACCGTGCAGAAGATATTTTACTACGGTTCGAGAGCGGAACTATAACAAAAGAGTTTACTGCGACAGATGACAGATGGACTGAAAACAACGGCATGTGGCGTCTTACAATGGCAATGGGTAACAGCAGGCTTATAGGCGTATACAAGGAAGTCAAGAAGCCTCAGTATGAAATGGTACTGACCGGCGTTTATATGGACGCTGAAAATGTGATTATCGAAGTGCCTGAAAAGTTTGCGGGTATCGTTATACTGGCGTCGCTGACAAAAAAGACTGGTGATAAGGTCTATGTCAAAAACTTTACGGATGAAGATTTTGCAGAGGTTGGCAGTGATTTCGTACTAACCATATCCGCTGAGGAACACCAGGCAGGAAACAGTCCGGTCATTGTCAGCTTAACACAAATAATTGATGGCGTTAGTTATCCTTACTATGCTAATGCCGGAGTAGATAATAACGGTAACGTTGTTATAAATGTGAGCAAAGCGTTCACAGGGAAAATAATATTAGATGGAGGTTACTTAGAATGAGTGTAGAAAAAATTGTCACCGGAACTTTAGCAGAGAGAGACGCTAAGATCAATGCTAATTTTGAAGCGTTGGATACCGGTAAACTCGGTAAGACCGAAACTGCAGCTGATAGTAGTAAATTAGGTGGTGTAGCAGCTGCGAGTTATGCAAAGACTACTGATATGAACAGTGCTATTGAGGCTGCAAAGTCGGCAGTAAAAGATGAGCTGATTGCCGGAGCGCCTGATACTTACGATACGTTAAAAGAAATTGCCGATTACATTGCAGAAGATAAAACGGGTGCGGCAGCTATGAATGAAGCTATAGCAGGTAAACTCGGTAAGACCGAAACTGCAGCTGCTGCCGCTAAACTAACAACTTCTGCCGGCAGTACAACACAGCCTGTATATTTTGATGGTGGTGTTCCTAAAGCTTGTACTTATGAACTTAACAAAACAGTACCGGCTAATGCTGTATTTACGGATACTGTATATACACTGCCTACTGCATCTGCTAGTGTTCTAGGCGGCGTAAAAACTGGTTCAAATATCACTAACAGCAGCGGGACAATCAGTATTACTAAAGCTAATGTTGTGGCGGCATTAGGGTATACTCCGCCTACTTCTGCTACTACAGTAACCAAAACTGAATTTACAGCAAGTAGCGCCAACTGGGGAACATTATTAAACGGCTACTATCCATTTACCTTGGCAGCTTCAGGAAAACACTTCCTTGGTATGTATCGTACTAATGGCAGTACCTACGAGAGTGTTATGGTAGACGTAGTTGAAAGTGGCAGTAATATCATAATCCAAAGTACGGAGAAGTTTGCCGGCTTTGTTCTGACGATTTGAGGTGAGGAAAAATGGGACTTGAAGGAATAGTAACAGTTGAAAAAATAAGAGCTGCAATTAACGCATCACTGTCAGGACTGAGTAATTCTAATGCAACGATTACTATAACAAAGAACGATGGTACAACGAGTACTATTACTATTAACAACGTAGCTAATGCGACTACCGCAACTACAGCAACAAAACTCGGGAGCAGCACGGTAGGCAGTGGCGTAAGGGCAATTTATCTTAATGCTGGTACGGCAACTGCGAGTAACAGTACTGTAGGTGACAGCACCACGCCGGTGTACTTAAAAGCTGGCACTATAACAGCTTGTAATACAAGTATTGGTTCCGGTTGGACTGTTTCAGAAGGGTCGGCAGGTTGGGCGCGAGAAAATTCCACTGGATTTACCATCCAGTGGTGGGTAGGCAATACTGATGCTACATATAGAAGTATTAATTTCCCCAGAAGCTTTTCAACTTTGTATTATGCGAATGTTATAGCAACAAGCAACTGCGAAACATTTGTTACAAGTGTTAGTAATACCAGTATTAGTTTTACCCTATGTAATGGTTACAATGATGATCGCTGGAGTGGTTCACAGCCTTGTAGACTTTATGCTTGTGGCTTGACTTAACTTATACCAAACGCTACATATCTTTGTCCTTGTCCGGGCGACCCAATGGTAAAACCATTGTTAGAGATAGCTGTTACAGTTACTTGGTTCTTATATAATTGTTCACCTTTATTGTTATTAGTTTGCATTACAACCTGAAACGCTGTTGTAAAAGTACGGGGGAATGTAGTTTGATCGCCCCACTGGATGGTAAATCCAGTGGAATTTTCTATAAGGAGAAATAAAAGTATGACCTATTTAATAAAATTTGACGAAAATGGCAGACGCAGTGACACTTACGTCGCCGAAGAAAAAACACAGGAACAAGTTACAGAACTGCTTGAAAAAGGGTTTGTATTAATTACAGAGGAAGATTATCAATTATTGGTCGGCAATGTGGACGGTAAAGAATATATACGCAACGCTGACGGTACTTATAGTGAATATACATCGCCTGAGCCTACATTGGAAGAACTTAAAGCTATCAAGCTGTCAGAGGTAGACGCTTGGACTGAAAGGAAAATCACAGGCGGTTTTATATCTGAATGCACTGGTGAGATAGTAAGATATGATAGCGATAAGGACACGCAGCTTACGATGCAGGGGATTGCGCTGAACGTAAGCACTGAACGTTTTAAAAATGAATATCCTGACGGCTGTCCGGTACGGGGGTATAAAGAAGGTGAAACTGTTAAAACAATACAGTATCTTAACGCTTCGCAGGTATATACATGGTGTGCTGACTTATCGTCCCACGTGGGCGCTTGCAAACA